CTTCAGAATTCCGTTCATCTTTGAGAATATCTGAATGTCAAGAAGATCCTCGATAACTTCGCGCCGTGTCTGCGCGGGTAACTGCATAAACGGAATAAAACTCGAAGAACCAAGTACCACGATCTGATGAAAGGACTTGTGATTCAGTTTCAGAATCGACTGTTCAAGATACTTCTGATAGTCACGAGCATTGGCCGACTGATTGATCATCTGACCATTCTGCCAGATCTCAAACTTATTCGGACGAATGCCGCGATACACACGAAAGGCATGACGGCCGACCGTAAACTCAACCTCGATCTCGGCGTTCTTCTCGTTGATCGAGTTGACGAGCTGATCTTTCTTGATGTTGCGATGTGCCTTGCCAAACAGACCAAACGACAATGCATCGAGCATCGTAGACTTACCCGATCCATTCTCACCAACGATCAGTGTGGATCGATGCGAATCAAGATTCACCTCTGTCCAGTTGTTACCGGTCGAGAGAAAGTTACGCCACTTTACTTTATTAAATCGAATACTCATACGATCTCTTCGTTCATTGCCTCTACGTACACGGAACGCATCAGTTCCTTCAGTCGATCCTTCTCAAGGTCGGTTTCGGTGTTGTCGACATATGAGTCGAGTAGTGTTGTCGTATCCTCGACCGACACATTCTCATCGACCTCGACATTTTCGCCTACAAACTCGTCGAAGTTCTCCGCGATCTTAAGATCATGATGATCCACTTGTTGTATTCTATCAATAAATCGATCAAATGTAAAGGGATCCGTCTTATTTGTTACGACCACCTTGACAAACTTGCCTTCGAGTTTTGAGACGTCATAGTCCTCAAAGTAATTTCGTTTGCGATCGTCGTAGTAGATCTTCTCAAACATCGTGATCGGACAGCGTACTGCCTCGATCTCTCGCGTCTCTGTATCGATCACATGAAAGTACTTGGAATCACCGGCATCGGCCCATGTGAACTCCATCTGCGATCCAAGATATCGAATGTTGTCCTGTTGAGATTTGGTATGATAATGTCCCGAAAGAACCGTCTCGAACTTACTCAGCGAATCCGCAGACATACCATCGGTCGCCTTCATGCCGGGCATCATGTCGAATCCTGCAAGTTCAAGATGACCGACAAGCCAAGGCGCATCACAGTTCTGAATAAATCGCATCGACTCGGCGTAGTTCTCGGCATTGATCCATGGAAGCAAACCGATTCGCAGACCGTCATAGTCCATCACACGAGGTTCCATGACCACATTGACGTTCGAGGTAAAATATCCAAGAAGTTCTTTGAGTGAGTTGAGTTCGTTGGTTGACTTGAAGTAAACATCATGATTGCCCGGAATGATATCCATCGTCATTCCAAGTTCACTCAGACGTTCAAGAAACATCTTACGCGATGCATGTTGAACCTTGAAGTTGATGTACTTGCGATGATCATACAGATCACCGGCATGAATAATATGTTTGATATTGTGTTTCTTGACATAGGGAAAGAACGTTTCTTCAAAGAATCGACGATGATAGTCGATAAAGATATCCGAAGAGTTTCTGACGCCCATGTGAGTATCATTCAGAACAACAATCTTAGACATCTGTGGATTCCATCTCCATAAACAACTCGATACCCTTGGGTGGTTTGTTCTCTCCCTTCTTCTCTTTGTCCTTATATTCTTTCAACAACTCATCTCGATTGTGAACCTGATCGATACGATCTCGAAGAGAGTCGACAAATGCACGATTACCCGAGTCCACATTCACGTCACCCATCTCCTGAATGAACTCCTCGACTCCGGCATCATCCATGTACTTGAGTCGAATATCCTGCTGACGTTTCTCCTTGGCAAGACGACGAAGAAACGCATAGTAACAGATCTGAGTAAAATATGCAAAGGCGTTGGGTGTACCTGTTCGCGTGGCGGTGTCGATGTTATAGTTCATGATCGCCTTGAGACAGTTCTCAACACCATCCATGACCATCTCTTCTCGATAGGTATATCGAATAAAGTTTGGTTTATGCGACAGACCTTCTGAGATCTTCAGAAAACAACTGGCGATATAGTCAGGTACCGTGGGTATGGAATCTCCTGCAGCCTCTGCCTCGTTTACCTGTTCGACATACTCGACAACTGCACGTGAGAATTCTTTATTATTCACATAATGATGCGGTGCGCGTTTCATATAGTTCTCCAATTATTTAATACCGACCATTATATCACAGCCTGAATAGATTGTAAACAATAATTATTTTTAAATAAGCTGTTTACAGTTCAGAGAAACTGTGATATAATACTATAATCGCCGACAGGGCAGGGAATATACCCACATGATGTCTCAGTGGTAGGTAGGGCCATACGGTGATGGATCATCAATCATGAGGTTATCAAGTTCATCATCAGATATTGATTCAGAGTCCATTGGTTCGGCAGGAGGTTGGATATCACCATTGACACAGACATTGATATACTGCCCCTTGACCTGATTATCACATTCAACATGTGAGACCACATGCATAGGATTGATATAACAGATATTAGTCTTTGACAAAGGTTGCCATTCATAGAAGAGAAAGGAAATCATTTCATCTTTCTCGACTGTACGAACTTTCATTGGTCGTTGTAAAATCATCAACTCGGGTGATCGAATCTCATCATCAACTTCGTGTTGATCAAGAACAATAGAGATGAGTTCTTCTCCGGTCGAGAGTTTAAGATGTCGAATGTTCACTTCATTAAGTTCGGTCATGGTAAAGGTATCTCATGTATTTTGAATGAAAACTTTTCTTTCGAGTAGATTTTGATTCTTTCAGCGCTATGATTCAGTGTAAAATTCTTATGCGATTTCCAGTGTAAATCATCAGCAACATCATAAAGTATCGTGTCTCTTCCATCATCCGCCTTGCGTAGTCCTCGACCGATCGATTGCAGAACACGAATCTGTGACTTGGACGGTGATGCAAAGATCACGTTATGTATGTTACGGATATTTATTCCTGTACTAAAAACGCCCATCGAGGCCACGACGATCGCATCTTTCTCGTTTTCGGTGATCTGTCGTACTTGTTCACGCCCTTCGACGTCAGTACCGCCGGACACAAAGAACACCTGACGATCGTCCGCGGCCTTCTTTCGTATCAGATCATGTAGTGGTTTGCCGTGTTTTTCGACATACTGAAATAAAACTAGTGTGTTACCGGACTGATCAAGTGCCAGATTGCGTATGAACTTGTTGCGTGACTCGTTTGATACCAAGAAGTCGATCTCTTCCTGATACTTGGCGTCCTTCATTTCTTTGCACAGTGCATCGGGATATTTCAGTAGTAGAACGTTGATGTCCAAACTTGCCAGAGATCCTTCGTCCATCAGTTCTTTGGTCGACGTAACATGATGAACTGGGCCAAACAGACCCTCAAGTACAAGTTTGTGACAGTTATGAACTAAATGACCATTGGCAAAGTAGTTATGGTTGTCTTTTATTTCAAGGTCGTATACTTCTTTATCATAATCATCAATGGATTCTATGTTACGTATTCCGACAGTCTTCAGTTTTTTCATTCTTCTTCAACTTTTTATTTGCAATGATTTTTGCAAGTTCATAACAATCAGTTGTTTTTACAGGGTATCCATTGGATATGAGCAAATCGGCTTGATAATAATAATCCATTATTTGTTCGTGAGTTGGTTCATTTTCTTGATTCTGCATAAAAAGAATACCCTTTCCACTTACCCCTTTGAACAGGTTCACCGATTTTTAGAGATGTTTTTATAGATGTACAGATTTTTTCATTATACGTATCTTTCAACCACTTACGTAAACCAACAGACTCATCAATATCTATATGTTCATTTAAAGGTGTGATCACAGTGTATTTAAGTTTATTATTAGATTTGCCTTTTCTTGCTTCTGATATCCTCTTGCAAGTTTCCTTAGAGAACGTTTTACCTTTATTCCAAGAAGATTGACCCATTCTTGACTCAGATATTTTTTTGCGAGTTTCTTCATTATGGGTGTAACCAATCTTTGATTTTCTTCTCTTTTCTTTCAGTTTTTCAGCAGTTTCGGAACCATATATCTCTTCGTACGATTTGCCTTTATTTTTACCTTTTAGAGATTTGGATATCTTTTGACCAACATTTGATTCATCGCGTCTTCTCTTTATTTCTTTTGAATACGGCACACCCTTAGTTCTTTCAGAAACAGATTTGGCGTGGGCTTGCTTCGCATATTCATACTTTCTGGATGAAATCTTTTTTCGTTTTTGACCATCTGATATCCGACACATCGAGAACCAAGCGTGTGCCATTTTGT